AACGAACTTTATGAAACGCCACAGTTTATGTACCTTTTGATTGCGGCGACAATCTTTTCCAAGTATCCTAAAGAAACACGTTTAGATTACGTGAGGAAGTACTACGATGCAATCTCCAAGCACAAAATCAACATTCCTACGCCAATCATGGCAGGTGTTAGAACCCCACTTCGCCAATATGCAAGTTGTGTTCTTGTTGATGTTGATGACACCCTTGACAGTATCTTCAGCTCTGATATGGCAATTGGTCGCTATGTTGCTCAAAGAGCAGGAATTGGTATCAACGCAGGTCGAATCAGGGGTATCAACTCTAAAATCAGAGGCGGAGAAGTTCAGCATACAGGCGTTGTCCCTTTCCTCAAAAAGTTTGAAGCAACTGTCCGATGCTGCACTCAAAATGGCATCAGAGGTGGATCAGCAACTGTCCACTTCCCCATCTGGCACCAAGAGATCGAAGACATCCTAGTATTAAAGAATAACAAAGGAACCGAAGATAACCGTGTTCGTAAGTTAGACTATTCTATCCAAATCTCCAAACTCTTCTATGAACGCTTCATCCGCAACGAAGAAATCTCTCTCTTCTCTCCCCACTCTGTTCCTGGTCTGTATGATGCTTTTGGCACTGATGGATTTGACGAGTTGTATGTTCGTTATGAACGAGATGAGTCTATTCCAAGAAAAACTATCGGCGCTCAAGAACTCTTTTTGGACCTCCTGAAAGAACGTGCTGAAACTGGTCGTGTTTATATTATGAACATTGACCATTGCAACTCTCATTCGTCCTTTATGGATAAGGTTGAGATGAGCAATTTGTGTCAGGAGATCACTCTGCCTACCAAACCAATTCAACATATTGACGATCCAAATGGTGAGATTGCTCTATGCATACTTTCTGCTATTAATGTTGGAAAGATTCGGGATAATGAAGACCTTGAGGTTCTTTGTGATCTGTCTGTTAGGTCTCTTGATGAACTCATTGATTTTCAGGGATACCCCGTTAAAGCAGCAGAAATTGCCACCAGAGCACGTCGTTCGCTTGGGGTAGGGTTTATTGGTCTGGCACACTATCTCGCCAAGCACGGAGAGCATTATGACGATCCTGGTGCTTGGAAACTGGTCCACGATCTGACTGAGGCATTCCAGTATTATCTGATTCAGGCAACGGTAAATCTTGCTAAAGAAAAAGGTGCTTGTGAGTATAGTAACCGAACCAAATATGGTAATGGTATTCTTCCTATAGATACCTATAAGAAAGATGTTGATGAAATCGTTCCAAATAATCTGAAGTATGATTGGGAGAGTCTTAGACAGCAGGTACTCCAATATGGGGTACGGAACTCAACACTGTCCGCACAGATGCCATCGGAGAGCAGTTCCGTTGTGTCAAACGCAACCAATGGAATCGAACCACCTCGCGGATACTTGTCCATTAAGAAGTCGAAGAAAGGTCCACTCAAACAGATCGTCCCGCAATATGGAACACTCAAAAACAATTATACTCTTCTATGGGACATGCCTGACAACACTGGTTATATTAACATCGTTGCCGTCATGCAAAAGTTTTTTGACCAAGCCATCAGTGGAAACTGGTCCTACAACCCCGAAAACTATCCCGATAACGAAGTTCCAGTCTCAGTAATGGCACAGGATCTTCTCCGAACCTATAAGTTTGGTTGGAAGACGAGTTATTATCAAAATACACATGACCAAAAATCTGATGAAGTAAAAGAGGACACCACAAAACAACAGTTGGATAAACTACTTGATGAAATTATGAATTCTAGTGAGGAAGATTGTGAAAGTTGCAAAATCTAGTAAAGAACAGGAGTTACAAATGGTAAAAGGAATGACTGTATTCAACACCAGCACTGATGTTGATACCCGCAAACAACCAATGTTTTTTGGACAACCACTAGGTTTGCAACGATATGATCACTACAAGTATCCAGTATTTGACAAACTAACCCAACAACAACTTGGTTACTTCTGGAGACCCGAAGAGGTGTCTCTCCAGAAGGATCGTGGTGACTATCAATCTCTTCGCCCAGAACAGAAACACATTTTTACTTCTAACTTGAAGTATCAAATCATGCTTGATTCTGTTCAAGGCCGTGGTCCTGGTATGGCATTTATTCCTTACTGTTCTCTTCCAGAACTTGAGGCGTGTATGGAAGTATGGGGATTTATGGAGATGATTCATAGTCGTTCCTATACATACATTATTAAGAATGTTTATTCGGATCCTGCAGAAGTCTTTGATCATATTCTGGATGATGAAAAGATTGTGAGTCGTGCAACCTCTGTTACTGAGGCATACAACGACTTCATCAATGCTGCACAACAATATGGTACTTCTAATGAATGGATTCATGCACAAGAAGGTGCAGGATCATTCAGAGAAACTCGTAAAGAACTCAAGCGTAAACTCTATCGGGCTGTTGCAAATGTCAATATTCTTGAAGGTATCAGGTTCTATGTCTCGTTCGCTTGCAGCTTTGCGTTTGGTGAACTCAAACTTATGGAAGGATCCGCTAAAATTATCTCTCTCATCGCAAGAGACGAAAATCAGCACCTTGTCATTACTCAGAACATCCTCAATAAGTGGCGCGAAGGAGATGATCCAGAGATGCAAGAAATTTCTAAAGAAGAAGAATCTTGGGTAACTGAGTGTTTTCGTAAGTGCGTAAATGAAGAAAAAGAATGGGCTAAGTATCTCTTTAAAGATGGTTCAATGATTGGTTTGAATGACAAACTACTCAATAACTATGTTGAGTGGATTGCAAATCGTCGTATGAAGTCTATTGGACTCAAACCAATGTATGATGTTCCTGCAAAGAATAATCCACTTCCTTGGACTGAACATTGGATCTCTTCTAAGGGTCTTCAAGTTGCTCCACAAGAAACAGAAGTCGAATCTTATGTTGTTGGTGGTATCAAACAAGATATGAAGAAAGATTCATTTGCTGGATTCAAACTCTGATCTAAATAAAAATAACAACTGAATTGAAATAAGTCTTATGGCTACTCAAACTAAAATTCCGAGGGTAGTTTCGGAAGATCTACCCTCCAATCCTTTTTCTTTTGAAGTTCTTGCACTTGCTGCAAAACAAAAATCAAATGTAAAAAAGGCAGAAATCCTTCAAAAATATTCTGACCCATCACTCAAAACAATCCTAATCTGGAACTTTGATGAAACGATTATATCCATGCTTCCAGAAGGATTGGTTCCTTATGCGAGTGTAGGTCAACAGAATGTTCGTTCTGGTAACCTCAGTGATAATATTGAAAGATCTGTTCAGATGATGGACGAACTTGGATCTAATTCTATTGGATCTCAGGATCAAGGTAGAACTTCTATTCGTAAAGAGTATACTTACTTCTACAACTTTGTAAAAGGTGGTAATGATCGTCTCTCTAGTATGAAGAGAGAGACAATGTTTATTAGTATTCTTGAAGGTCTACATCCTCTTGAAGCTGAGATTCTTATGCTTGTTAAAGATAAAAAACTACAAACCAAGTATAATATTTCCAAACAAAATGTTTCGGATGCATATCCAGATATTCAATGGGGCGGCAGATCGTAAAATCCTAAATAGCAAGGTGTCGCAAAAAATAGTACTATGACCCTAGATCTTCATAACTTTTTTAAGTTTTATGATGAGAAGAACGCAAACCATGTTGCTGCTGTTCAGTGGTTGGAAGACAAACTTCCCGAAAAATTTCTAGACGACTCTGAGAGCGACTGGATTGGTATTTTCAGAACTAAACCACCAACTCCAGAAGTTCTTGCAGTTCCTTATTTCAACCAAGTAGATAACTACAGAGATGCACATAGAACTTGCAACAGTTCATCATGTGCTATGTGTCTTGCTTTCCTCAAGCCAGGAAGCATTAAAGGTGACGACGAGTATGTTAAGAAAGTATTTGCGATTGGTGACACGACTGACCATGCGGTACAGACGAAAGTTCTCGCAGGTTATGGGGTTAAGTCACACTTTAGTTACAATCTTTCTTTTGCTGACATTGATAAAAGTCTTGATGCTGGGAAACCTGTTGTTATTGGTATCCTGCATAGGGGTTCTCTTTCTGCACCTACTGGTGGGCACATGTGTGTAGTCATCGGTAAGACTCCAGATGGTAAAGGATACTATGTAAATGATCCATATGGTTCTCTCAACGATAACTATACTGGTCCAGTCACAAATGGTAAGAAGACCATTTACACCAAAGCAGTTCTCAAGCATCGTTGGTGTCCAGGAGGAAACGATGGGTGGGGAAGAATCTTCGACTGAGTTTAAAAAGAAAATTCTGGAAGAAGTGAAGAAACTCACAAATCACGGTAAACACAAAGAAGCAAGTGAATTATTCGATATATACTTTTCAAATATAGGAGGACAAAATGGCAAGAGTTGACCTACACAATTTCTTTCAATTCTATGATGAAAGAAATCCTAACCATGTCAAAGCAGTACAGTGGTTGGAAGACAATCTCCCCGTTGAATATCTTGGTGATAATGTAGAATGGGCAGAGATTTATCGCGGAAAAAAGACTAGTGCTGCACCAGCCACTGCCGCTGCTGCAGCTCCTGTAACTGGTGGTGATGATGTCCCTATGATGGGCATCAAGTTGATCAAAGAGTTTGAAGGATGTCATCTAAAGGCATATCCTGATCCTCTTACCGGTAACCTTCCAATCACTATTGGTTGGGGATCTACCCGTAAGAAAGATGGTTCTCCATTTAAACTTGGCGATCAAATCACCCAACAGGAAGCTGATGAACTATTGATCAGTCAGTGCAAGAACCAATTTCTTCCTGCACTCCGTAAAATCCCACATTGGAATGAAATGTCAGATGGAAAAAGAGGCGCTTTGCTCAGCTTTGCTTATAATCTTGGTGCCGGTTTTTACGGTGGCGATAACTTTAATACTATTACTAAACGCCTGAAGAATAAAGAGTGGGACCTAGTGCCCGATGCGCTTTATCTTTACCGCAATCCTGGTTCAAATGTTGAGTCAGGGCTTGCTCGTAGAAGAAAGTCGGAAGGTGAAGCCTGGAAAAAGGGATAAATAGTTACAATCATTACTGATTCTTGATCTTAACTGGTCTGAATCTACATACCCCGAGTCCTCTATGACTTGGTGAATACTTTACTTTTTAAACAACTTTAGTTTGTTTCGTTTAGTACACACTGAGTCACAGAGGACTTTTTATGTCTTACGCTACGAGGGCGCTTGCTGTAGCGTCTGCTCTTTTGATGGGAGCACAATCAACAGCAGCTTTTGCAGATACAATTTCCAATACAGATTTTGAGGGAGGTTCACTATCTGGTTGGAATATTGGTTCTCAAACAGGAACTCTTACTAATGGAACCATTACAGGTAATGGGACGGGTGTTACTGTTATCAACGGTTCAGTAACTTTCAATGCACCTTCTCACGGTGCAGTAGGAAGTCCAACACTTTCCGATGGATCTCCGAATCCATACTACCAACCTGCAGTATCTCCAACTACTTGGACATTTGCTCCATATGGTTCTTATGGTGCAGCACTACAACCAACAGGTAATGTAACTTTTGATGCTGCAACATCAGCATTAGGTCTTACATC